GTTCAAATATATCTCATTTGCTTTTCTTTTATTGGGGTCTTTCTCATAAGTAAAAGTATAAGGAACTTTTTTACCCCCTATTTCAACCGTTAAGTTTTCATTAGTTAAAATAGAAGTTACGTTGAATGGATTAGCCATCATTGCATCTGCCGTGTAACCTGCCCACTCGTTATATTCTTTAATTAATTGTGCGTCTCCACTATATTTTCCACCTTGAGAAGTGGTAGTAATAATCCTATCTAACCCTCCTTCTTTTCCTGATAATTCTATAGACAATTCATCAATCAATCCTAAATCATCTACAGCAGCATTAACATCGGCACGCACATCATAATAATTATAAGTACCTTTTAGATTAGACATTAACTCAGGTACTGTTTGAAAGCTTGATGGGTCTGTATCCATTTTCCCATCTTTCCATAATCCAATTGACACCATACCATTATTAGGATTGATTAAGGCTTTGGTGTTTCGTAAGTTATATAGTCCTTCTGCTTGCTCCATCTTCCATTGCTCTAGCATTTGAGAACGAGTAGCCGGGTCAGCCGAATTCATTCTCTCCATCTTAAGCTTATACGCTTCTTGATAAGCCTCGCCTAACTTAAACATCTGCTTGTTTGAGTCATTAAGATTGGCTCTAACTATAGAATATTCTCTAGGTTTTAAAATACCTTGTCTTAAAAGTCTGTCTTGTGTAAGTAGAACTTGCTGTGCAGAAGAAGCATAGTCAGCTACAAAGGTATTTCCATCTACATAGTCTCCGGTTGGAGCATTCTGTAATGTTTCCACCATCTCTCTAGAAGCCTTGTCAATCTCAGCCTTTTGGTTTTCTCTTGACTTTGCTTCTTCATTTAATATTGTGGTAAACTGTGTAGCTACTGCACCCCAATCTACTTGGTCGGTTGCTTCTCTTCTTACATATCCAAATTTGCTCATACTAATTTTAATTTATAGAATTTCTTAAATTAGCTAACTCTGTTTGTTCCTCTAGTGTTAACCCACCACCAAAACTCATTTTATTCATAAGCTCTTTTAGTCTAGCCATTTTTACCTCATTAGTATTTGTTATGGTTAAATCCTTTGTTGGAGTTCCATCTACAACTGCTGACTCAACTGTAGTATCAACTTGTGTGGTTGGGTCAAAATTTCGTGCAGCAGATAAAGTATTATTTGCCGACAAACCTAAAGCATATTGGTCTTGAAAAGATTGACTTCCAAATAACAGAGCTGATTGCTCGTTAGTTAAACCTCTTTTAAATTGTCTAAACTCTTTGTTAGACATACCCGGAATCGTGGTTAAATCTAAATTTGTAAATCCATCAGTCCCTGCTTCACCCATACCTTTCGATACGTTTCCTATCGCTGCAAATTCATCAGCCGTCAATTGTGTATTTCCTAAAGCTGATTTTTGAAGTGCCATGTTTTGTTGATATAAAGGAATTTGAGATAACCCTTGCTGTAATGCTGTACCTGCAGCCTGTATACCTGCTTGAGTGGATGCAGCAGCAGCTCGTTGAGCATCAGCAGCAGCTTTTTGTTGTCCTTCTATTTCTCCTAAATCTAATTGTACATTAAGGTCTCTTAATCTTGAATCTTCTTTTGCAATAGCCATCTCAATCATTTGCTGTTCTTTGCTCATAGCAGCACGGGTTTGACCTTGCGCTTGGTTTTGTGCTTGTTGTAATCTTCCTGCCGTTGCAGCAACTCCTCTTTGGTCTCCTTCTCTCGCAGCATCTAAAGCCGTAGCTCCTGATTGTAACATTGCTTCTCTCTGTAATTCATATGGTTCTTTTTTAATTGATAACTGTTCCATATAATTTACATCTAATCTTCTACGAGCTGTACGCATCATAGCTTCTGCTTCTGATTCTGCGTCTCTCATAGCTCTTTTACTTTTACCGGCTTGAGCAAACGAGGCACCTGCTGAACCTGCAGCAATTGCTGTAGAACCAATAGCTAACCACGCTGTTAAACCAAGACCTGTTGCGACTCCTGACATATTTTTACTGCTTTATTTATTACTTCTTGTGGCAGTTCCATAAATGAATCTGCATAAATTTCTTTCTCTGCATCCTCTACGTTTGTTTTATCAGTTTTATAAACACAAATCCAAATTGAATCTTTGTGTACATAAAACACTCTTTGAGTTCCTACCTGAGTAAAAACTGTATGAGGTGCTTCTATAATTTCTACTTGACCTTCGTCAGTCAAGTAAGATAATTTTCCCTTTACTAAAAAAGAAGGGTGTTGTTGTCGATGTATCATACTCACAAGCATCATTCCTTGTGGCATAAATAGTTCACGAGTATAAAGCCCTCCTTCAAAATGATGTTTCAAAGGAAGAATTTTTTTCATCTCTTTACTTTGTTCATCACCGGCTTTATGAGTGACCACTCCTTCAATCTCTTCTAATTGAGATTGAAACTCAGCTATTTTTTCCCACAACAAACCTGTTAACTGTGGGATACCTCCTAATACCTTTTTTGCAAGGACTGATTCATGTCCATCAACCATGTAGCAAAGATACTAAATTTAAGGAAAACTTTTCATTACATCCGATTCTACAACAAATAACTCCGATGGGGTTGTAACATCCAATGTTAGCTCAAACACACAATAATGACCTAAAACTCCGTGAGATTCAGCTATAGGATTCTTAATAAAGAACCAATAATTATTACTTAAAGGTAAAACTGTAGGCTGTGGTGAAGGGAACGGAGGGTTAATTGTCGAATTTATTGTAATAGTATATACAGCTCCATTTCTTGTTATGCTTGTTAATACTCCTGCAAACTGAGGGGTGTCATAGTTAGGAGCTATAGCGAAATACATAAAGTCTCCGACACTAATTATACTTCCCACACTTATGCCTGCCGGAAAAGTTATAATTATATTAGCAGGGTCAGCCGTGTTGAAGGAATCACTAACGCCAATACCGTTAACGCTTCTTAACTCCCATTGACTTTCATCTGTATTAGGTCCTGTTGGTCCATCGTTTCTTACAAACGCAAACCACGCTCCTTCTTTTTGTTCAAAGTATGCTGCCTCTATTTCTCCATCAATCTGTATATCTGTTTGTAGAGTAGCACTCCACGCATCATCACCTTCAAGGTTTAAAGTTTTAAATATTTTATTTTCTAATGGTTGCTCGTTAAATACACTCGTAATTCGTGAAGGATATTGGTCTCCATAATATTCATTTCTTGTCTCATTTGTATTATGTCTCCACAAATTTCCATTTTTAAATGTATATAAATATTGATTCATTCCTTTTATAAATTCAGGACAATAAGTATAGAATGAAGGAAATCCTTTCGAGTCTTCGCTATAAGTAATAGTACATTTATTTTGGTCGGTTATTGGTATCATATTATGGACAGTTTACTAAATTAGTTATTACTCCGTTAGCATCCACCGTCATTTGTTTTTGACCTGATGGTGGATTTATTGTGTAGTCACCTGCAGCTAATTTTGTTACCCCACTAGAATCAGTAAAGGCAAACTCAAATATAGCAGGCTCACCTGCTGTACCTCCTCTGTTTGGTGCAGCATAAAATATATCTTCGGTAACAGCACAATTTTCTCCTTCCACTCCTAGAGGTGTAGAAGTTAATGGTTCGGGACAAGCAATTTCAATATCCCATGCTGTACTACAAAAACCTACTATCTGTACTAGACATTCGGTAGCAGTATTACTTGGTCTTGGTATTACCATTGTACAATAACCCGGAGGACCTGCTGTTAAATTTACATCTGTTCCTGTACCGGTAACAACTCCTGAGTTTCCTACTAAATCAAAAACCAATGTGCTAGGATTAAATTCATATTCATCTAAATTGGTATATCCTCCTGCATTTAATGTAACTGCAACTCCGGGGGTACAATCACTACCTGAGTTTCCAAGCACCACATAATTTCCGGGTGTGGCAGATGCTAAATATCCAAAGTTAGGACTTGTCACTTCATTGTAAGTAACTCCATCAAATATAGCTCTAAGACCATCAGGGACGCTTTGAGGGTCAAAGTATATTAACATTGCTCCTAAATCCTCACCTGTAGAATAAGTTACGTCATAAATCCCTGTACCTCCTGAAGCTGATATGGTGGTTGTACATGGTGCTACACAACTTGGACACGAAGCTGCTGCTTGTAAAAGGCAATTAAATTGATATCTAACAGTTGTACCATCAGAATACCATCCATCTGCTGCACATATCGTTAAATCAATATCGGTATATACTGCAGTTGCTGTCGCTAATGTTGGTCCGTCTATATAATAATTTCCTAAAGTTGCTGCCATATCTTAATTTTTAACTTGAACATCCACATCCATACCATGTTACACTAAAGTTGATTTGAGGTACGGTGTATGATTTAACACATCTAATAGCTACCTCTGTTGGTAGTAATGTAACTGTTTGTACTAGGTCACTACAATCTGTATATGTAAAGGTTGCACTTTCTAATCCTACATTTTCAATAGTATACTCGTCACATGCACACTCTGCTACGATAGTATTTAAAACTGCAGTTTGCCCTATGTTAGACGATTGTATTACCTCAAAGGTACATGCACCAAATCCTTGTAAAGTTACAATATCTCCTATCATTACTACTCCATCTTGCTGTATATATTCTGTTACCACAGGACCTGTAGCGTTAGGTAGTAAACATCTTTCTACTTCCCAAGTAAGAATACATCCACAATCCATCTCTGCAGTTACATTAGTTAAACTTAACTGTCTTGCACAAATTTGAATGGTACTTCCTTCGGTTAGCTCTCCTGATTGAGAGGTGCTACTACAATCTATATAAGTATAGGTACCACCACCGACTCCACCTGTTAAAGTGTAAGTGCTACATACTTCATTACAATCAGTAATTGTCGGAAGGATAGTGCTAACTACTGCATTGGACGCATTCACCGTTTCAGCACCAACTACATACACACAATTTGGGTCTGAAGTAATTTGAATAAATGTACCTGAAGTAACCCCCGATGTTGGTGGAATTACTACTTCTGTTCGCTGACCACTTGCAGGAGTTGCTTCTGCATCTATACATAATGCAGCAAATCTATTTGCATCCGGCACAGGTTCTCCATCACAATCACAACAAGCTTCAAATGCCGAAACATTAGAGTAGCATAAGTCTACATTGGTTGGTTTTCTGTAATCCCATATTAAATAAAGTTTATTATCTGTAGTCGCAGGCATAGTAAATAAAGCCTCATAGGTGTTAGGTCCACCCACAATAGGAGTAGCATCTAAGGTGCTTGGATTTGCTAGTAATGCAGCTACAGAAGCTTGACTATTAGTGTACACCGTATTGGTTCTTAGATATTTAAACTTATTTACTAGAGGGTTGAAAATAAAATCATCACCATCAGGAATAATTTTATTACTAAGAATCCTAATAGTAGCTCCATTTGCAGGTACTAAGTTTCCTCCTTGTGGAGCTTGAGTTTGTGAAAACTGAGATACAATTAAACCTGTACCTCCACCAAACACAACTTGCTCTGACTGTAACGCACTTACAAATACACCATCGGTCCATCTATATTCATCATGAATTAATTGACCGGCTTCATTGTTTGAGGTAACAGCTACTTGAATAATATCTATTAATGGAGCGTCAGGACAAGTTACTGTAAACTCAATAGTAACATTATCGTTAGTCATCAGCACAGCTCCAAATTGTAAAAACAATTCCTCTTCCGACACCACATCTTTGTCGAAGTTAAAACTAAATGCTCCATCTGCATTTAAGACATCATTAATAACATTAACACCATTATAAACTCCTAATATTGGAATTGGAGTTCCATCATAACCTGTCACAAAGACAGTTACATCTACCGGTCCTACTAATGCACCAAGGTTATATATATATTGTTGGTCATTTTCTCCTGTCCAAAGTATAGTTTGAGTTAATCCACACTCAATAATCTCAGGCTCTCGAGGTTGAAGTCTATCAGAACGAGTTAAAACATATTCATTCATATAAGGGTCATAACCTCCAAACTTAAAAGTATTAAAACTTTCAATAAAATAATCTCTGAAGAAAGACCTCATCCCTGTCTCCGATATTATGAGTAGCTGCTCATTTTGTGCTGCACTACCTTTAAGCTGAAGTACAGCTCCACGCTTGGCATCAGTAAAGAACTTATCTGAACCCCATTGAACATAACTTTCAGGGTTATTACTATTTCCATAGTCTTCTACTCTTGCTATCTGAGTTCCCAATACTTCAGGTACAGAAGCAATAGACCCACCACCTGCAGAATCCGAAAGTAAATTTTTCCCTGTTAATACATAAGAAATCTTATCTTCTTGTAAACATAATATATCAGTCTCTCTCCCGTCTAAAACTGTAATAGGACCATATTTGTCTTCAAGAGGTTTAAAGTTGAGTAACCCTAGATTAAACTGATTTAATCTATTTACATTAGTTTCATCGTTTATTACTCCACTATATGTTATATCGGCAAATCGATGAGCTTCTTTATAGTCCTGTTCTGAGGTACTTGTTACCCTATTCCCAAGCTCTAAAGGTTTCCCAATTATAGAATCTTGAATTTTATAACTCTCTACTCCGTTACCAAATGTATAGCAATTAAAAAATAAACTATCAACTATTGCAGGTTGTGTAGGAGTTTGGTCTTGAATATTACCTGTATGAATTGCTGCCGGTAAAGGAGTGTCTGTAATTGTAACATTAGCAGGGTCTACAGGAGGAGTGCCTGCGCTAACTGCTGCCGAACCACAGTCTCCATAAACCACTTGTGTTGCTCCGGGATTTACTGTAACACTTTCTGTAACTCCTTGAACCGTATATTCTATTATTAAAGGACTAGGCTCTGCTGCGTCTACACTAATTTCAATAGAACACTCTTCACTAAAAATAGGATAGGTTTTACTAGACTCATACCATAAATCAGGCTGTGCATCTTGTGGGTCTGACTCGAAAATAATTAAAGTATTAGTTCTAATAATTGTTATTTCTACATCTAAGGTAGACCTTCTATTTCTGTTTCTTCCACACCCTTTGGTACCTGTCATAGCTAGAGTTTGCTGCCCTGAATAATCAGTATCAGCTCCATCGTATTCTAAAAATCTAATATAGTTAGTACCCAACGAACAACCAATATCTGTAGTAGTACGGACAAGTAATCCAAAAATAGTAATGTAGTCAAAACCACCTAATGCAGAATCATATGACCAAGTAGAAGGTGCGTCAGAAGTATCTGTCCTACATTCAGCTTGGCTTGTTAAGCCAAATATATTATCCCCATCCCACCAATCTTTTACACTAGCATAGTCTTGAGAAGCTGTAGCTGTAGTTTCCCATATACATTCTCTAAGTTCACACGCTTGTCCTGAACCTCCATTTCTTCTATTAAAATATTCTATTCGCATAGTGGAACCTGCAGGAATATCTATAGGTAAAAATGCCCAAGTTGTAGGGTCTAATGGGTCATAAGTTGCAGGGTCATAGTCAGGATTAGGAATGGTACAAACATTCATAAATACTCTAGGACACTCATCCCTATTTCCTCTACCATCTTGAGTGTCCGATATCACAGGATTATCTCCTAGCTCGGTTGCAATTTGGTTAGTGGAAATAAGCATATATGTTCCTTTAGGTACTACAGCTTGGTCTCCGGCTGAATCCACAGGGAAAGGGTTTATAAAGTCTGCCGGTTGAGCCTCTTTTTCTAATACAGTTACTTCTGTACATCTTAACTTTGGTCCATTGGTATCAGCCTTTACAAATAATGTATCTCCGGCTTCTATCTTTTGCGAGTTTTCCCCTTCAAGCCTAAACCATGTTGCACCTAAAGCTTGGTCTCTAAAGAATAAATTTGTATAAATAATATCATAACCTTCTTTATCAGGCTTTATGCATAGCTTATAATATTTAGCATAAGCAGGTGGAAGCTGAGTAGTTGGTATTTCTACTCTAATTTTGTTTTGAGTTATAGACTTGTCGCAAGACACATACTGTGTATTGTTAGGACTCACTAGAGCTGTTGAAGCTCTAAGGTATTCATCTAAATATATAATACCAACCTCATAACCTCTGTTGCTTTTTAAGCTTGTAGCATTAGCCACCTTAGTGTACTCGGCTTCAGCTAATGCAATATTAAGATATTCATAAGCTATGTTTGCCGGATTAGTAGTATCAACATACTGAGCAGCGTTGATTTGAATTAGTAAAGTGTCGGGATTACCCGGAGCATCTGTGGCTACCGAAAATGGTTCGTTAATACCTGTTATACCTGTCCCTGTTTTTTCGTAATTTGTATCTAATGTTAATTGCAAAGCACAATTAAACTCATCAGTTAATGAAGTGCCATCACATGCATCAGCAAAAACCGGCTCAAGTAACTGTATTGCCTCAGTAAATGCAGGGTCGGCAACTAAGTCTGCTAGAGAAGCATAGTCTTGTGTAAGGATATAAACAAATGTAAGTCCTATATTGCTATTAGTTTCTGTCAATGAATTACCCGTAGCTCCCCATGAGTCGTGTACTAAATCCATATCTATAGCAATACTTGCACCTGCAACTAAATCTATACCGGTGAAGTCTATTTCTAGTACGGTGTCAATTATAGTTACTGCCGGTCCTGCCTCTATGGTATATGTTCCGGCACTTTTGGATGATTCTAAAACTTGAAACTCTACAGCTTCACTTAATAATTCTGTAGTGTATTCTAATTTTATTGGGATGCCGTCAGCATCAACTAAATCATAACCTTCAAAATAATTTCCATACATCAATCGATTTCCCATTAAGGTTTGAGCCTTTGCTTTTAATGGTACATTATCATAAAGTCTTAGAATTTCTGAGTCAGCTAGTATAGTAAAAATTTTACTATTACTAAAAGTATATAGCTCCTCACTATTATCAGGTATACCTAGGTCTGCCTTATCAAGTTTTTCAATAACTTTTATTGTACCTGTATTCATATCTTTGAATAACAAGTCTATTGCTACCACTAATTCTCCACCTGAGTTATAAGTTATCTCAGCAATGTTAGTGGTATTCAACATTCCTTCGTTCAAATACGTTGCCGTAGAAAAAGAAAAAGGACCGGGTATAAAAGATGGAGGTGAAAAAGGTGATGTTGCAGAATACTCATTGTCTGCGTACTTATATCTATATCCAAAACAAACAAATCTATCTTCTAAATAATTATTCTGTCCTCCGGATGTTGGTACAATTGATGGTGCTGTATAAGGGGGACGCTTAATTACTAATAAAGCTTCTGCAGTAAATTGGTCTACAAAGCTTCCGTTAGGATTAGCGTAGTTTCTTTCTATATTAATAAACCTAGGAGGGTTATTGTTGTCGGTAAAAAATAAAAGGTTATCTACCCAATCTACTCCTAAAGCTAAATACTCAGGGTCAAAATTTAAAGTAGTGTTTACACCTCCTCCATCATCAATACTAATCACATGATAAACTAAAGTTTGAGTGTTAGTATTAAATGATACTATCATATCACATTTACCTGTTGCGCCTTGTGTATACGATGGGTCATGAACAAACCAAAACATTGTTTCTTGTTCTCCCAAAGCATAAGCTCCAATACAGATAGCGTCTGCTGACAGAGCTACTCCATCATAATTAAGGGTAGTTAATTGCTCATTACCTTTGGAGTTTTCAACTGCACCAATTTCCGTAGTCTCAGTTGAACCCAAACGAACATTAACAGCATCAATATACTGCCCATTAGGTAAGAGTCTTTCGTCAAGACCCTTATTCATTTTTCCTGCTACAAAGTTTCTGCTTGTATTTGCCATACTATTTTATCCATTTATCTCTACCTCTAAGATTCATTAACAATCTTCCCGGGTGTATATTGCTTATTCTAATTTTTGCGTTGCGTAGCAATGAAGCTTTCTTTTTTCTTACTCTATTAACTATGTACTCTTGCACACCAACCTTTGAACTTAGAATAGCATATTCGATATATGCATAAATATAATCTTCAAATAATTTATTTACCGTAACCAATGAGTCGTCACCATTCTCCATACCATCTGATACATATTCTAAGATACATTTTTCGTTAGCCATACCGGAGCTAAAATTAATTACTCCCCCTTTTCTATCAATAGAAAAAGTCGGGTTAGCATTTGCTGTCTCGGTGTTTAACCCAAACCTTGCTCCAATTGCATAATCAAAATACCAATACCCATCACAACACCAACCTTCATAGCCATAGAAAATACTATTTTTATTTAAGTAAATGCTTTTTAATCCTGACGTAATTCTTTCATAATCTAAATCTGAATACTGAGGCTTCAATACATTTCCATCTTGGTCGAATAAAATTCTACAATCGTGGTCTTGAAGATAGGCATCACTATAATTTGTCTGTATGTTTTCTACTAATGGATATAATAATCCATCTCTAAATACTTGTATTCTCACCCAATTAACATAGTCAGGTGGTAGTACAAATCTTAATGTGTTACACACATCAAGTTCTAAAATTTTAATTTCTTTGAATGCATCATAATTTAATTCTTGTATCCCTCGTTTTGCATGGAATAAAATTCTGTATCTTTCTTCGTTGTTAACCAATGAATGATTTCCTGCGTACATTAACTGAAAGTTAGTAACTATGTCTTCTAAACTGACATATTGATATGACCCCCAATTAGCATTCTCAGGTGGATTACCTCCGTTTTCATAATATTGATAAGCTGATATATAAGTCATAGTCTACTATTTTTCTTCTTGATTTTCTAATTGGTCTAATTGTGTTCCAAACTGAACAGCCGTTACTTCCCTAATCGACATACCTGCAAACTGTAATATCTTCATCACTAATGCATACTCATCATCTATCGGTAATTCAAAATCCTGATACGATGGATTCGATTGATTGAATACAGGTTCTCCTCCGGTCAAAGTAGTATAAGTCCATTGTGGGTCTCTAGGATATCTAATGTATTGACATTGCACTCCTCCCACTTCATTAATACTATTTGGGAATACCGTTAGTAAAGATTCTTGTTGTGTATATGCAGGATATAAATTGTTTGGAGTAGTAAGTAAAGACCTGTTTAGTAAAGTGATTTTACTATGAGTAACTTTTTCTGCTT